CCCGTTAGCGAAGTAAGAAGGGTGTCCGCCGATGTGAAGGTTGAATACAGATGTAGAGCCCTCTCGTTCGAGACGCGATACACGGACCAGCCTAATGAGACCAAAAGGTCTGTCTTCTTGGCGTCCAGCGTCTTGCGCTCCAGTGACCCGTGAGAGCCTCCGTCCAGCTCTATACCGATCATCATTACCGGGTTCGCAATGTCCAGCTTGTAGGCCGTCGGGTAGCCGCTGTCCTTTGGCATTTTGGTCGGGACTGCCAGCTCCGACTCCCATCCTTCCCCAAGCGCGTGCAACAGAGCAAGCTGCGCCAAGGGCAGCAACTGCCCGTTGCCTCCTCGCTTGATAGGTCGATGCTTGATCTCTCGCAGGCGCTCCTTCATCTTGAGTCTGGCTTGATGATTGCTCATCGGATTCGCAAACTTCTTTGAGCACGAGATCGAGCAAAACTCTTGACGATTCCACGTTGGCTCCGGGCACGCCGAAAGAACTTTCCCGCTCTCGTCCCTCTTGATCCAAGGTCGGAACGCTTGCCCACAGAGCTTGCATTGCTTCGACGCCGAAAAGATCCTCTCCGACCTCCAGTTCTTTGGCGCGCCGCCAGCCGGATTTTGTGAAGTATGGATGATCTCCTGTGCAATGAAGGATGGTTCCATCGTCAAGCTCCAGCTCGTAGATATTGTCGGCGGCCCTCACACTGACGGCCATCACAATGCCAATACCTGCTTGATTGTAAACCAGATCTCCACACCTCATCGAGTCAATTCTCTTTGGCCCAGTCGGCGTCAGGATTTGCGTTTCTCCGGTGAAGCACTCGTCGGCCAGCACGATGTCGATGCGGCCGAGGCGGTGCGCCTGCTTGTAGATGCTGCCGATCGTGGCGTAGGTGAGCTGGTGACCCATCTGCTTCTTGCCGATGGCCGCCGAGTACAGGCCCACGTCAGCGGTCGGCCAGATCTTGAGCAGCTTCTCGATGTTCTGCTCGAGTAGCTCCTTCTGGTGGACCAGCACCAGCACCCTGGTGCCCGGGTGCTCTGCGTCAGCGCGCTGCGCCAGGGCCGCGATCATCAGGCTCTTGCCGGCACCGACGCAGGCCTCGACGATGGGGTTGCCGCCCTCGTGCCTGCCGAACCACATCCAGAGCTCGTCAAGCGCCCGGGTCTGGTAGTCGCGCAGCTTCATGCCACGACCCTCGCCGTGGTGATGCCGTGCGCTCGCAGCGCGGCCGTCATGGCCGCCGCATCGGCGAGCATCTCCTTCTGCTTGCAGGCCTTGATCTCCAGCGAGCTCAGCGCGCCGTCGCCCTGGCCGTTGGCGAATGTGCCGTGCTTTTGCTCGTACACGACATCACCATTGACATAGTCCTTCTGCGTCGCGAAGCGCTCGAGCAGGATGGGGATGTAGCGGTGCGTGCTGCACTGGTGCGACTCGCGCTGGGCGATCAGGCCCACCTGGCCAAACTCTTTGCAGTCCCACCCGCCGTCCTCGCCATCGACCACGGGCGTGCTGTGCGCGCAGGTGCGGCAGTTGACGTCTGGCGCCTCCTCGCCATGGCACAGGCTGTGGAAGTCGCACATCTTGCAGACGTACCAGCTCGGGTCGTTCGAGCACCGCAGCGGCGGCTCGGCCGCAGTGATCACGCGCTCGGCGCGGGCCATGATCTTGGCGAACTCGACCTCGTCGAAGTGGACCCATTCAGCATAGAGCTCGCTGGTGTCCTTGTTCTCCGCGATGTACATGGCGCGGGCCATGCCGGTCATGCCCATGTAGGTTTGCATCTGAGCCCAGTGCTGCGGCTTGGACTTCTGCACGCCATCCTTCAGGGCCGCGAACGACTTCGCGTTGTGGGTCTTGAACTCGACGACGGCCCAGGCCTTGGGCGCCTCGGGGAAGCCTCGTGCGGCGCCGTCCATGCTGCCTCCGAAGTGACCGCCGACAGCGGACACGCGCCACTGCTTGCCGTCTGGCGCGGTCTCGTGGACCTCGACTCCGATGCGGCGCAGCTCGGCCACGATGCGAGGCTCGAAGTCCTGGCCAGCCTTGAACAGGCGCAGCATCCGGCCTGAATGCTTCTTCGATCCGGCCCAGCGGAAGGTCAGCCACAGGTAGCGCTCGCAGGCGTGGCCGATCAGGGATGCGCCCAGGTGCGGGCGGTGGCCGTCGTCTGCGTCGGACTCGTAGGCCCGGTAGATCGTCGCGACGGTCGTGTGTATGGGTTCGGGCACTGTGGCCATGTGGGGACACTCCTTGTGTCGTTGCAGGGGTGAGGGGCCTGTTACTGGCGCGCGGGGCGGCCCTCCCCGGCCGGCCCCTCACCGCTGCAGGCCCTTGCGGGCCTACACGGGTCATGGCGTGGACGGGTTCTCGTCGGCGCCTGCCGTCTCGATCGCGACGCCGTCCTTCATGGCGGCCACCAGGGTCTTCTGGTTGGCCACCGAGACGGTGAAGTGCTTCTCTGCGACGTGGCGCAGGGCGCCGACCTTGGTGCCGGCCTCCACAAGGTGAAAGCCCTGCGGGCCCTCGACGGCGTAGATACGGGTGCTCATTGCTGCTGTTCCTTTTCTTCAGCGGGTTGGGGGTGAGACTCCTGCGGGTTGATCTGCTGGAGCTGGTACTCGGCCTGGCCGCGGATCTCCGCGATCAGTCCAGCACTCTGGTCGTATGGCAGCTTGCCAAGGGCGGCGAGCACGAGCTCGACGCCGGCAGGCACCATCTTGATCGACAGGATGGGCGGGATCTTGCTCATGATCAGGCCGCCCGCTTCTGCCACGGGGGCACGGCTGCGCCAGCCGCGGGTGCGTTGGCTGCAGGCGCAGCGGGGCGGGACGGGGCGGCAGCAGCCATGGGCGCTGCACCACCGGCCGCAGGCTTGAAGCCGCTGACCTCGTTCTGGTCCTCGTACTGGCCGGTCTCGTCCTTGCGGACCTTGACCTTGATCTGCATCGGCTTGTTGTGCAGCTCGACCGTGTCGTTGAAGCGGGCCAAGCCGATGGATTCGCAGAGCTCGCGCAGTTGCTGCTGAGCGATGCTCTCGGCCTGCTGGTTGGTGTGCCGCACGTTCAGTCGGGCCCACACCTTGCGGCCGCGGTAGCCGTCCTGCAGCACCTCGATGGTGAGCTTCAGGGCCTGGCCGTTGCCAGACTTCAGGGGCACGATCTCCGACTCGGTGACCTGTGCGGTGTACCAGCCTGCGGGCAGCAGCTCGTAGCTGTTCTCGCGCTTCTCAACGCTGTCGGTGTTGAACTCAAATTGCGCCATGATGGGTGTCCTTTCAGGAGTTACTTGGCGGTGGTGGAAATGACCTTGGCAGCGATTGCCGACAGGTCGGGGGACTCGAACATCTCGAGGCTGCCAGAGCGGTCCTTGGCCTCGTAGTTGTAGTCGCGGCTGGTCTGCAGCCAGCGTGTCGGGTTGCCGTCCGCATCCTTCTCTATGCGCATGGCGAACACGAAGTCGAAGAAGTAGCCGACGCCCTGCTTGAGCATGTTGCCGGGCATGGCGGGGTAGTACAGCATCGCGCCCGACTGCTCGTCCTTGGCGCGCTCCTGCTTGCAGGAGAAGTACACGTTGCGGCCGGGCAGGTCGCGGAAGGCGCGGATCAGGTCCGTCATCTTCTCGGCCAGCGCGCCGTAGGCCTGGCGCGGATCCTTCGCGACCTTCTTCTCGTGGTTGAGCACCACCTCGGCGATCTCCGAGATGGAGTCCAGGCAGATCCACTTAAAGGCCTGGCCTTGCTCGGTGTTGGTCACGAAGTCGTAGGCCTCGTAGAGCTGGTCCAGGGTCTTGACCTCGATGACCGGGATGTCAACGCCACGCAGTGACAGCAGGCCAGACTCGGCGCTGATGATCACGGTGGGCTCGCCAGTGGTGGCGCAGAGCGAAGTCTTGCCGGCGCCCGCAGGGCCGTGGACCAGGAACTTCAGGCCGTTGAGCGCGGCGCTGTCTTTGGTGGAAGTGAGGGTGATTGCCATGTCGTCTCCAGGCAGTTGAAAAAATGGGCAGCTTGCGCTGCCCGGGTGGAGCTGAAGTTAGACCGCTTCGATCGTGATCGAGGGGCTGGCTTCCTTGCTGGTGATGAACACGGCTGCAGCGGCAGCGTCAGCAGGGGCGAGCTTGCGCAGCTCGGAGACCGACACGTCGGCCTT